AGGGCAAGGTCCATAATGTCGTGAACGTCAGCAGGAGTACCTATCCGCACAGTTACCCCAGTCATGTCTCTCTCCTCAGTTGGTTTTAGGACCGGGCAGCCCCTTTAACGTCTTAATGGTCTTGGCCCGATACATCTTCACAAACTCATCCAATACCCTGTGCCCATCTTCCATGGACCCATCACCGATATTCGTAACCTCGGCAGGGGTCAATATGAACTCGCCGCCGGCAACAACAACAGGGACAGGCATACCATCGCCTTCAGGCGCAGAACCACCCTCCTGGCTGGCAAATATCATCTTCGCCACCTTAAACCCGGCGGCCGTGTTGCCCTCGCCCATGGCCGAGATGATATCAGCCGGGATGACGTAAGAACCAGAAGCCACATGCACCGGCAGGTGGTCAGTGCGGCCAGCCACGGGGCTATCAATGGCACCAGAGTGGATCTTGCCGTCAGCCATAGTCTGTTTCTCGTCAGCCGGCGGCATCATGCGCGGCATCATCTGAGGGCCCCTCGGCATCATCTGTTGGCCACCAGCCGCTGACTTGCGGGCCGTCTCCAGCGCCGCCGCAATAGCCTGCTGCTGGGGGTGGCCGGCATGGACCATCTCACCAATGTTGCTCGAGATAGTCTGCTGCGACTTGCCGGGGAGCAGGGGCATCTTAGCCTCCAACCGAATAGGTGACGTTAAGAGACTGGCCCGTGCCAGCCACAATCACCAAACCATTGGTGAAAAGCTGATTGACGGGATGAACGCCGAGTGTATTGGGCACCGTCACAAGGGCATTGGAGGCCGCTACAGCGCCCGTGGAGGCTGAGTTGTACACGGTGCCTGGGGTACTGCCCGCCACGGTCACAGAGGCGTTCACGAGCCTCCCAGAGCCTGCAATGACCAGCGTGGCCGTTGTAGTAGTCGCCGTTGCAGATGTGGTAGATCCATAAAGCCGAACGAGCGTCAGGTTGAGGGTGTTAATCCCAACGACGCCGTTCTTTTGGATTGTGACAAGATCATCAAGACTGGCCATCAGAACTTCCCATCCGGCTGATATCGATACCGCATGGCGCCCATACGCCAGAACGAATTGAAGTCATTGCTCTCGATCTTGATGGACACTAACCGCCCCCTGAAACGCGGCACAATATACTGCGTGGCCTGCGTGACTGTGTATGGGCCATAGGTTCTTGGTGTATCGCCAGGGTAATTCGCGACGTAGAACGTCAACTGAAGGTTGGCGTTGGTCGATCCGTTGAACGTCCCCCACTTGGCGTCAGGCCAGAACTGATCAATGTACGTCATCATGTCGCCCTCAGACAGGGCGAAATACCCCGTCTGAAAGCTGCTATTCATGGCCTGATCGCCGGCATTATAAGAAGTTTCGTGCTGATAAATTATGCCACCAGCAGTGGTGCCGATTGGCGGCCCTAGGACAGACTGGTTGATCCAGGCTGTGCGGGAAAGAGTACCAAAGTCCCATTGGTTTAAACCAATATTGTATTTCGCGTAGGCGTTAACCTCGCCGCCATTGCTCATGGTTGGGTAGTACCATGTCACTTCATTGAATTGTGAGTTGGCCGCAATCCTGATTTTTTCCAAGTTGTTGGCGTCGAGATCTTGGAAGATCACATCCCAGATTGGACAGAGAATGGGCTGAACACCATTTCCCGAAATCATGTAAAATTGCGATGGGCCCATCCAAAACACAGTGTTGCCCATCGACGTGACCGCCTTCGGAGCAATCAACCCACAGCCGGTGCCAAGCTGGTTGAATTGGTAAATGTAAGGCTGGCCGACATACTGCATCGACCAGACAGCCAGATCCGTCCAAATCAGCCCCTGCTGCGGCCCCTGGATGGCACCGACAATCCTCGAGCCCTTGGTGAGCCGGTATGAGCCGGCCTGATTGGTGGGCTGGGCGGCCCAGACTTGATAGTCTTCTACATCGCACCAGCGGATCAGCAGTCGGTCTTGGATGCCATTAAACGTCGATCCCCACGCGACAATCTGCCGCTGGGGCATGGCAACGAAAATACCGCCATTTGTCGAAGGAGCCTGCACAATTGGCGTGGCCGTGGGCTGATTGAGTAGGGGCTGCCAAGCGTAAATGGGGCCACCACTTGGCGCGGTCGGGTTTGTGGTGGGAGACATATTACTGGGGCAAGCCACCAGGATCTCCCCCCAATGGTCCAACGACCAATCAGATGTCGTAATAGGAGAACCAATTGCCGCAATAGGCGCCGTACCTAAGCCATAGCCGCCAGCGCCATATCCGCCTGCACCGTAGCCTGTTCCTGTCGGAAGTGGGCCGTATCCATAGTAATACAGATACTGGGCGTTACCACTGTTCATACTGACAGTTTGGTTTGATGTCGCTTGCTGTTGTGCATAAAATGTAAAAGAATTGGCATTAGAAACCGTTAAGACGGTATAATTTCCAGAAAGAGCCACTCCACCAACTGTTGTTGTGACAAGAACGGGGAACGTGTCTCCAACCACATAGCCGTGGTTGTTTAAGTTGACTACAAAAACAGTAGATCCGCTTGTCGAAACAAAAGATGGAACCGCACCACCAGAAGCGGTTGTTGTTGCATATGCTGGATTACCCAAAACATCAGTAAGATAAATGTTGTATGAGTTTGCATCGTAAAGAGAGCAATTGTAAAAGCCAAAAAGAATAATTCCGCCAATGCTAATTGGCGTTTTAATAAAAACAGAATCAAAAGACGTTATGTTGCTTCCTGTGTCGGTAATTCTAACGACATTAGAACCAGCAGTTGTTGCGGCAGACACAGTTGTATTTTGAACATAAGACTGAGGCGTGATTGTTGATAAATTTGAACCAGACAAAACATAAAGAGGCGCGCCTACTGTCGCATCGCCAGTGCTTTGGCATCCAATAGCCAACAGTTTGTTGGAATTTGTATCTTCCCAGGCCAGCAAGGCTCGTGGCGTGCCCGTGACAGAACTATACTGCGTCCACCCGCCCAGCTTCTGAGGCAAGCCAATACCCTGCCGGTCAGGCACAAAGCGAATGAGATTGCTGTAGGACAACGCTGCCTCATTCAACGCCATCGTCCTGTTTTCATCAATGCCAGGAATAAGTTTGAGAGTAGAATGCGGCATGGATTACCCCCTGGTCGGCGCTGCGACCACAGCAGGCGACATTGAGGTCCACCCACTGGACTCAAACTTCTTCCGGTATTCCTCAACCAAAGCGCTCTTCAACAGCGTCTGGTACTGCGTCTCATAGGTCGTCGGCATCTGAGGATCATTGGCCATGGTAGAACTGAAATTGCGCTGAAAGGCCGCGATGTAGATCATCGACGCCATGATCATCAAATCAGGCAGGTAGGTCGAGATGAAGGTGGTGGTGTTGGTCGCAGACAACGAAGCCGGCCTCACCGTGCCCACAATCTCCAGCGTGTATGCCCCATTAGACCAGGGCGCAAACAGCAGCGTGTTCTGGGTCTGCATAGCAAAGTAGGCTGGCACGTCCTTGCTTGATGAACTGCCATAGACCCGGTTTACCCACTCCTTCGTCACTGGCAACAACGCAACCCGAGAACCATTGTCAGGGGCGGTAGTGCCGGCAGGGGTGATCACGTTCACCTCCTGAATGGTGATGAAGGCATCAATCGCGAACGTCAAAGACCGGGTTCCGTTCGCCAGCGTGTAGCTAGTGTTAGTCGATACCGTGGTCAGCAGATCCAAATCACGGTAAATGCGGTTCTCCGCATAGGTGATCATCGACGGCAAAATAGCCTGAAAATTGGCGTCAGAAGACGGCACCACTGCCATTGTGGCAATCTGGTCCACATATTGTGAATATGTCAGCCCAGTCGTCATCTACTTAACCCCTTAGCGCCTCGATGCAATCGCCTGAGCAATAGACGGCGCAATTTTCTCTGCACTGCGGCCAATCACATAACCGCCAAGCCCAAGCTGGACTATATCCCACAGTTTCAATACTTCTGCATCAGAAATTCCAGGGGCCGCCCAACCAAGCCAACGGGCCACAATCAGCGAGCCAAAGGTCAGCATCATGATTGGCCGCCAGCAGGCAGCCAGCCAATGCTCAGACTGAGCCTCGGCCTTGATAATATCCCCCGCTGCCTGATCCATGGCGGCCTGATTGGCCAGCAGGGTTAGGGTGATTTCCTGCTGGACCTTGGCCGCCTGTTCAGGGTCAGGAAAGAACCTCTTCAACGTGTCGCCCAGGATCGGCAATAGTGCTGGTATCAGCGCTGCAAACATCACTATTCTCCATAAATGAGAGGTTGGCCTTTAAACGCTCATCGTCAGGCGCGTGATCAAATGCCAGCTTGGCCTGCTCCCTGGCAATATCTTTCAGCCCCAGGTTCCATGCCGCCACAGCCGCCAGATCATGGGCCCAATAGCCCCACACCGCAGGGTCACAGGTATAGACCAGGGTGCGGTCCTTAATGGTCAGGGCGCGATGTGAGTAGGCGTAGCACTCGTGCCACCGCCCCTGCCGGTACATCAGCATGGCAAGATTGCACCAAGGCTCTCGCGTGTTTGGAGCCTCGCCGGCAGCCTGGAGAAACCACTTCTCTGCCGAAACCTGATCGTGCAGTTCATCATACGTCTGCCCCAGCAGGCGCATGGCGTAGCAGCGCTCATTCTGGTTGCTGGCGCCATTCATACCCAGGTAGTGGGTGAGGGCCTCACGCGCCTCTGTCCATCGCCTGTAGAAGGTCAATTCACGGGCGTAGTAGAAGTAGTGGGAGGGGTCACTAGCATCCTCCTTCACCGCCGCCTCAAGCATCTCCATGTACTGGCCACGGCTCTTGGTGGGGTCAGGGTGGTGAGACACCAGCATCATATCGGTGCGAGCATGCACCTCCTGCATCCGGGGATCAATGCGGATATCCTCGTGGCACGGGTGGTGCCAGTGATAGCCGGCGCGGCTGTGGATCTTGTGGTAGGGGAACTTGATCCCGCAACCCCAGTCGAACAAATACCAGAGGTTGGTGGTGTCAGGTTGCCATACTCGCTCAATCTCCTCGCGCCAGCCGGGCTCCATCACCTCATCCAGGTCGAGGCTGATGCACACATAAATATCAGCCGGGATTAGCGCCAGGGCAGCATTGCGGGCCAGATCAAAGCGCCATGGCTTAATGTGGATGTTATGCACAACAGCCCCATGCTTGGCCGCAAGTTCTGCCGTGTCGTCTGTGCTGCCGGTATCGGCAATCAGGATCAAGTCAGCATCCTTGGCCGAGTTGCAGAACCTTTCGACAAACTGGGCTTCGTTCTTGCTGATGGCATAGACGGCGATCTTCAACGGGGGCCTCTCGATCAGCCCCCAATCCAATGCGTACTGGGGGCGGTTTTTCACAATCCATGGTCGCGCCTCATCAACATGGCGCTTCGTATCGTGACCTATGGTAGCCGACCCAACGTGAAAGACAAATGCACGGGAGACAAAATGCTGGTAGCCCAGCGTTCGAAGATCGGCGCATTGCACATCATCTGAATACCAATTGATTGGTGGGAATGGCGCCGCCTCAAAAGCCTCTTTGCTGATCCAGGCTAAGATGGGGGAAACTGCTGGGGCCTCAATCGGCTGGGCTCTAAGCGTGTCCCGTTGAACATCCCGCACATTGTCAGATTGCGCTGCAACCAGACCCAGGCAAGGCACAGTTCGCTTTAGGGCCTTCACGTCATCCATCAATTTTTTGATGGAGTATTCAGTCAGGGCGATGTCGTCATTGGCAATCAGGATCTCATCGTAACACTCAAACACCTCGCGCATGGCGTGGTTGTAGGCATCACCGAAATTGCCGTGGCTGCCGTTGAAGATCCAGACTTCAACGTCGTCTGAAGCATACTCATCGACCGTCTCCATCAGCCTGGAGAGGTGAGGGCCGCCCATCGTGCATACGACAAGCGGGATCACTTATCGGCTTTCGTGTCCAGCTTTGAGAAGATCGCCTTCAGCATATCCTTCATCTCAGTGATATCCTGGCGGTAATCCGCCTTGCTGACGTAGGAAATGTGCATTTCGCGCTCAAGCGAGATGAGGCTCTCCTTCAGCGCGCCAATCGCGTCCCAGACTGTCTTTAGTAGCCAACCGAAGCCGGCCACGCCTATCGACATCATGGCGTTGAAAATGTCCTGCTGGCTCATTTCGGCATCTCCGGCCAAGTGATGTTCAAAGGAAATCCTGGTTGCTCGGGAATATCACGCAAGTTCTGCCGATAAATGGCCCAAGCAAGATTGTCTACCGGCGCGTCAGCCACCTGCGTCCAATCGCAAGCAGTTAGTCGGCGGCTGCGCTCTGCTCGCACTGACGCGGCCTGCTGGGCATCAACTTCTTGCTTCTCAACATCGTCCATTGGCGCAATTACGTAAGTCTGCCGCCAAATGCCGTATTCATTCCGAACGGGCGCAACCTCAACCGCTTTTTCGTAACGGCCAACATCAGGCGCGTTAGAAAAATCATAGATGCCATAATCTAAATGTTCAACCGCTTCGGCGGTGAAGTGGGTTGGGAATGACGTGTATGGAAAAAGCCGACGGAAGTTATCTTCCGCGATTGGAAAACCAAATGGCTGCCCATTTTGAAGTTGAATGAACAGTGTCATTACAAATCCCCCGTGTTCGTTGATGGAAATTGCCGAGTAGTGCCGGGCCAAATTATACGGACTGCGCCAACGCCGCCCAATTTACTTAAATCATTGCCCGCACCGCCTCCATACGCTCCGCCATTTCCGCCTAGACCGGCGTTTTGTCCGCTTGCTCCATTAGAACCACCACCACCACCGCCACCTAAATTTGACCCACCAGCGCCGCTTGAGCCTTGTCCAAGGATACCAACACCACCGCCACCACCCCCGTTGTTGACTGCGCCTACGCCACCACCACCACCGCCACCACCACTTCCAGAAGACCCGGAAGAGCTATTAACAGCCGCTCCAGCACCGCCAGCACCACTATAGCCACCAGCGCCGCCACCACCTTGACCGTCTCCAGCACCATCAGCCACAGAACCACCATTGCCGCCACCATCGCCAGTTCCCCCAGAACCTCCTGCGGCGGCACCCCCAAACCTGGAGGCAATTCCTCCCTTTGCAATTACTGTCGTTGAATTAAAAGAAGACTGCCCCCCATCTGAAGTGTTGCCGCCAACACCAACAACAACAACATAACTATTTCCTGGCACAACCGACACGTTGTTTTTGTATCGAAGTTCTCCTCCGCCGCCCACTCCATTACTGCCGCCTTTGCCGCCAGCCCCACCACCGCCAACAGCCACAACAGAAACGGAAGTCACGCCAGCAGGAGCAACCCAAGAATACGTGCCATCCGTTGTGTATGCTTGCTGTCCCGGTGCGGCGGTCAAAACCTGAGTTGTGTTCGCGCTAAACATTATAAATACGCCTGTCCAGCCGTTGAACCCCACCAATACGTTCCATCAGCCGTAAACACAAACTTATCGCCCTTGCTTGCAGTTGCCGTGATTGTTGGCGCTGTTGAGGACGGCCATTTAACTGAAGCGGGCCATGTTGCAGTCCTGCTCCCGGTAGCGTCTTGTTTCAAAAACAGCATAAAAGACTGGCCGACTGTAGCGGTGGGAAAAGTAAACGTGCAATTGCCGGTTAGCGTCAAAATTTGCAGCGTGCCATTAGCTAATGAAATTGTATAAGCCGTGGTTGTGTTGGCAGTAACACTTTCTTCGGTGTAACCATCATTGATGGTGGGCGCAGAAAGTATAGAGCCAGTTATCGTGTTGCTACTGGACCACGCGGTTCCGTTGCTGACCAGCATATATCCGCTTGTACCAGAGGAGCTAAGCCCCGTCCCGCCATTGGCGGCACTGAGTACGCCAGTGCTGCTAGCACCAGGAGCAAGGTTGGATAGGTTGCGCGGGATGGTCATTTCGGATTTCCGTCAATAATGGCCGTCGAGGTATCTCTATCAATGTTTAGCACGCCAAAGCAAACGATGTTATAATCTTCACTGCCAGTTTCTTTCTCG